TCGCGCGCCTCCAGGCGTTCGTCGCGAAACACCCGACGCAGGGCGCCGCGGCCGACGCGCTCGAGATCTCCGGCGCCTATCTCTCCGATCTCCTCAAGGGCCGCCGCGAACCGTCGCCGGCGATCCTCGAGCGGCTCGGCCTCCGCCGCGTCGTCGTCGAAGCGAAGTAACAGGAGCAACCCGAAATGAGCAACCTCTCAAAAACCGCCATGTTCCGCGACGTCGACGAGCTCGCCACGTTTTGCGCCGGCCTCGCGAAAGCCGGCGTCGGTTTCGAGTCGAAGCCGGCGAACGCCGCCGGGTACTACGAAGTGATCATCTACGGGCCGGAGGACTGACGGCCGGCGTAAGATCCACGGCGGCCGATTGAGCACCGGCCCGCCACGTTCACCAGCACACAACCGAAAGGACCGACGATCATGAGCAACCCGTCCGAAGTACTGCCGCGTGACGAATTCTCTACGCGACTCCGCGAGCTCGGGAACAATGTCGCGGCGATCCACAAAAGCACGACGATCACGATCACCGACGCGTACGGCAACTCCTCGACGTGGGTCGTCGACGGCTACCGCTACGACGGGAAAGACGAGATCCTGCTGCAGCGGATCACCGGCGACGAGCGCGCGATCCGACTCGTGATCCCGCCGCGCGTCATGGCCGCGATCATCGGTCAGCGGGAGCGCGCGAACAAAGTCACGCGCCGGCGCGCCGCGTCGAAGGCCCTCGAGACGAAGCGCGAGCGCGGGATCGATCCCGCGGCCGCGATCCGTGGCAAGGGCGGCCGGAAGGGCGGCCGCTCATGACGGCGCGCACCATCCGCGCGTCGCAACGCGCGCAGCAACGGCCCGACACGCCGGCGGAGCAACGCGCGCGCCGGGTCCGGATCGTCGCCGGCGAGCTCGCGATCGAGGATCGCCGCGAGGTGTTCCCCGTCCTCGACGAGACGAACGCCGACGCCGCGATCGCCTATCAGGAGCACGCGATCAAGTTCCACACGGCGATGCTCTCCGACGACAACCGTCCCAACTGGCGGCGCGCGTATGCCGACGTCGAGAAGCTCGTACGATCGTACGTCGCGTGGAAACCCTCCGACGGCCGGCAACTCGAGATCCTGGCGGCCGTAGTCGAGCGCATCGTCGACACCGGCGAGGGCGTATGGCACGCCACCGCTCAGATCACCGGCCGGCCGTGTCCGTGTGCGACGTGCAAACCGTCGGAGGTGCGATCGTGAACCGGCGGGAGGCCGACGAGCTCCGCCAGGTGCTCGAGCTCATCGATCGCGGGCCCGGCTCCGGATGGCCGGCGACGCTCATCGGGCGCGAGCTCGGGCCGTGGTCGCCGGCTGAGAGTCAGCGGATCGATCGCGTGCACCTGTGGCTCGAGACGTGGATCCGGCCGGCGCTCCGCCGCGCCGTCGAGAGATACTGGCGGCCCTCGAGGACGTCGCGCGAGCTCGCGCCGCCCGTTCCGTCGACGCTCGTCGCGCGCCTCCGTCAGACGCTCACGGATGGCGAGGAGCGACACGGCCGCAACGATCGCGGCGGCGAGGATCCGCCGTACTGGGTCGGGTTCTACCAGGCGATCGCGCGCCAGGCGATAGAGGAGCTCGAGCGGCGTGAACGATCGGAGGTGCGATCGTGAGAAACCTCGCGATGCGTCGGAAGCTCGAAAAGGGCGAGGCCCTCGACGTCGAGCAAATGGCCGCCCTCGTCGCGCCGCAGCAGGGCGATCTCTATCGGGGAACGTTCGCGCTCGATCGGTTCGTCGACGATCGCGACTACTGTGTCGGATCGACGGAACAATGGATCTGGTCGATCGGGCGACGCAAGTCGGACGGCGTGATTTTCGCGGCGCTCGACTCGAGGTTCTACCAGAATCCGGAATTCGAGTGTCTATGGCTCCGCTGATCCTCCTGGCCGGCGGGTTCGCGCTCGCCGGCCTCTATCTCCTCGCGCGCGTGATCGTCGGCCGCCAGGCGACGCGCGAACGGCGCCGGCTCTCGAGTCTGGGCACCGTCGACTCTCACCGCCACGTGAGGCCGCGCGATGGCAACTAAGGCCCGCCGGCTCTGTCGCCGCCCGTGCGGCGGGTACACCGTCGCGATCCGTCGCCGGCGGATCTATGTCACGTGCGGCGTATGCGGCGAGTCGGGCCCGTTCAACGTGAGCGCCGCCCGAACCCTCGCGCGCCGCGTCGAGGGCCTCCTGGGACGTTTCGAGACGCCGGCGCCGCGGGAGGAGCGGGCCCGCCTGGCGGAGCTCCTCCGCGGCGCCGCGAACGCGATCGAGGCCGTTCGCCTGGCGGAGCGACTCCGCGAGGCCCGGCGCCAGGTCAAGGCGATCGCGAGGGCGCGAGCATGACGCGCACGCGAACGGCCTCCCGTCACTCGTGCGACTCGCCCGAATGGTTCACGCCGGCCGATTACGTCGAGGCCGCGCGCGAGGTGCTCGGCGCGATCGATCTCGATCCCGCGTCGCATGCGGAGGCGAACCGGATCGTCCGCGCGCGCCGGTTCTACTCGGAGAAACAGAACGGGCTCCGCCGGCCCTGGCGCGGCCGCGTGTTCATCAACCCGCCCGGCGGGCTCGTACCGGCGTTTTGGTGTCGGTTGATGCTTGCGTGGCACCTCCGCGAGATCCGATCGGCGATCTGGATCGGGTACTCGCTCGAGCAGCTTCAAACCCTGCAAGGGCACGAGCTCGAGGATCTCCCGCGCGTGAGCTCGCCGATCGAGTTCCCGATCTGTATTCCGTCGCGGCGGATCGCGTTCGTCGAGAGCACGGAAAAGCGCCGGCTCCGGTTCAAGGCGATCGACGAGGAGAACCGCGGCCGCCGGCGCGAGGGCCTCGAGCTCCGGCCTCGCAAGGAATGCGCGCAACCGTCACACGGCAACTACGTTACGTACCTGGGCCCGGCGCCGGCGCGGTTCGCGAAGGTGTTCGGCGCGTTCGGCCAGGTGCGACGGGGAGCGGAGTAGGATTCTGAAAAACGAAACGCCGGCGGATCCTGGCAAGGGATCCGCCGGCGTTCGCCAGCACGAAAGGACCGAACCGAATGAGCGATGGCAATTCTACACGAAACCGTAATCCTCACTACCGCGAGCACGCGCGGGCGGCGATCGCGATCGCGCGCGACGGCGCCGGCCCGTCGCTCGAGCAGGCGATCGTGCTCGAGCGGATCGCCGTCCGGATGCACGGGCGGGCGAACCGTCACGAGCTCGGCACCTGGCGCCAGGATCCGGCCGCGGCCGACGTCGAGCTCCTCGCGTGCACCGGATGCGGCCGCGCCGCCAGGCTCTCGCGATCGACGGGCGTCGCCGACGTCGCCGGGATCCTCGCGAGGTGCGAGGCGTGACGCGGTTCCGCGGAACGTTCGGCGGGTTCCGCTCCTCGAGCTCGAGCGGCCGCGCGCCGCTCCCGTCCTGTTTCCGCCATTACGATCGCGTGCTCGTCGGCGCCGATCGCGCGAAGGGCCGACTCCTCGAGTGTGAGAAACGCGACGGGAGCGGGAAGTACTTCAAGGTGAAAACCGACGCGGGCGAGTGGCGATGGCCCGACGTTCTCATCCTCGACGGGCCCGGCGCGATCGTCGCCGTGTGCGAGATGGGCGAGGGCCGGTTCATGACCGACAAACCCGGCGACGGGCTCCTCTGCAAGCGCCACAACGACGAGACGTTCGGATCGGAGGCCGATCACGCGATCGACGCCGCGGCGCCGCGCCGGCCCGCCGGCAACTCGCACAAGTGGATCCGCGGAAGGGGGCGACGATGAGGAGCGTAGTCGAGCGGTACCAGACGGATCCGGAGTTCCGCGCGCTCGTCGACGTGCTCGCGTCACAGATCTACGCGGCCCGCTACACACCGACGGAGATCCGCGAGGCCGCGATCATGGCGTCGACGATCGTCGAGGCGCACACGATCCGGCCGGCAATAATCCCGCTCCGCGATTTCGACGATCTCCGCCCGCGCGACCGGCCGACGCTCCTCGAGGCCGGCCGCGCTCACCTGGCCGCCGGCGGGAAGATCGATCGGCCGCGCAATCACGACGACGGCGGCGAGGGCCTCCCGAACCCATGATCACGATCGAACGATCCGATCTCGCCGCGCTCGTCGCCGCGTTCGCGCGCGAACATTTCAGCTACAACGGGCAAGGGGCCGCCGCGCTCCGCGCCTATCGACTCCTCGCGGAGGCCGTCGAAACCGACGCGCCGACGATCACGCTCGCAGATCCGGCGCGCGTGCTCGAGCACGATCCGGATCAGCACGAGGGATAGATGGCAAAAGCGAAAGCACTGATCACCGTGAGTCTCACGCTCCGCGGCGAACCCGCGGCCGTCGTCGCCGCCATGGCGAACGGGCTCCCCGTCGACGCGCTCGAGGGCATTCGAGACGGGATGCAGCGAGAGCTCGAGGAGCGCCAGAAGAAACCCGCGCGCGGCCGCCGCCGCGTATCGATCACCGTCCGCAATCCTGGCAGCAAACGAAAGGGCAAAGCATGAGCACCGGCAACACGAAACCCGTCGACGCCGAAGTCGTCGACGCCGAACCGAAACACCTGATCCGCCATCCTGGCGCGCCGACGAATTTGAACGAGCTCGCCGGCCGTAAGGGCGAGGCCGTCGAGATCATCGAGGCCCGCGTTCAAGTCGTCGAGACGCTCCGCCGCGCGTCGATCCGGTTGACGTCGCCGGCGGATTGGCTCCTGTTCAAGGCGCCCGACGATCAGGGCGGGCAGATCGTCGGCTACTGCCAGGACTCCGGCGCGGAGCGGTTCCGCGATCTGTGGGGGATCGACGTGTTCGACGTGAGCGATCCGGAGAAGATCACCGGGAACGACGCGAACGTGTTCACGTACATCGTTCGCGGTTCGGGCCGATGCCGGATCACGGGTCAGACGCTCGAGCAGATCGAAGGCGCGCGCTCGAGCACGGATGATTTCTGCCGCGGCGTAACCGGCGTCGCGCTCGAGGTGCTCGTGCGGAAAGCGGCGCGCGCGAACCTCGACGGCGGCGTGACGCGCGAGCTCGCGGGTATGAAGTCGGTTCCCGTCGAGGAGATCGCGGCCGCCTGGGAAGGCACGCCGAAAAAGATCGAGGCGTGTCGACACGGCCGCGGGTTCGGCACGCGCGACGAACGCCTGGGCGCCAGGTCGGAAAAAGCTCCCGACGTCGATCCGCCGGTTTGTCCTCATTGCGGGAGCACCGGCGTGTTCCGCGAGGGCAAGAACGGCCGCCCGGGTTTCTACGGATGCCCGAAGTACAAGACGCACGAGTCGCAACGGTGGATCGTCGACGGGCCTCAATGGGTCGCCGACGCCGCCAAACGGGCCGCCGCGGCGCCGACGCCGGCGACGGCCTCGAGCTCGCCGGCCGGAGGGGCGAGCGCCGGCCAGGCGCCGCAGGGCACGACGAACGCCAGGCCGGCGCCGTCGGGCCCGCCCGCCGGCCGCGTGAGTCAGGAGCTCCACGCCGACGACGTGTTCGGGCCCGCGCATGGCACGCGCCGCACGCCGCCGCCGCAACGTGAACCCGGCGAGGAGGGCTAATGGACTCGCAGCGAATGTTCTCAGAGCTCCAAACCGGCGCCCGGTTCAAGTTCGATCACGATGCCGACTCCGGCCACGTGTGGACGAAAACGGGACGGCGCGACTACTCGAGGATCGAGACGAAGCGGATCGGATCGTCGTCGGCTCCCGTCACGCCGATCCCGCCGACTCCCGGCGACGAGGGCGCCGCGATCGTGATGCTCCGCAACGCCGGGCTCGCGCTCGAGGATCTCGAGTTTCTCGGCGAGGACGTATACGCCGCGTTCGACGCGGCGACGCTCACGGTCGCGCTCTCGACGCAAGCCGGCGCGCGGATCGTGCTCACGCCCGACGTTCTCGATCGACTCGGGAGGTTCGCTCAGCGGGCGATCTACGAACGGCAGCGGCAACCGCTCGACGCTCGAGCGCACGCCGGCGACGGCGACGGCGCCGCACGTGAGGCCGGCGCGCTCGACGCGCTCGACGTCGCGACGATCGACAAGATCGTAGGTGGACGATGACGGCGCCGGCAATCGACACGACGCCGGCGCCGCTCACGCCGACGGCGCTCGCAAAGGGGATCGAAACGGCATGGGGCGCGCACGTCGCGCGCTCCGCCCGTCCGCAGACTCCACACCCGTACGCCTACGCGTCGGCGTTTCGCACGTGCGTGCGTCGCATGGTGTACGAGATGGACCGGCCGCAAAAGCTCCCGCCCTGGCCGGCGGAGGTGCTCGCCAGGTTCCGCCGCGGCGACGATCGCGAGCGCGATCTCCTCTCGGATCTTCAACGCGTCGGCCGCGACGCCGATCCGCCGTTCAAACTGATCGGGCAGCAGGAACGGTTTCAACTCAAGGATCGGAAGGGCCGCGTCGCAATCTCCGGCAAGGTCGACGCGCGGGTCGAGATCGCCGGCGCGGCGCCGCCGCTCGAGGTGAAGGCGTGGTCGCCGATGATGGTCGATCGGATCGAGACGTTCGAGGATCTATTCGACAATCCATGGACGCGATCGGGCGCGCACCAGCTACTCGCGTACTTGTGGGGCGCCGGCGAACCGTTCGGATTTCTCCTCCTCGATCGCTCCGGCCTGCCGAAACTCTTACCAGTGGAGCTCGATCAACACGTCGATCGGATGGAGGAGTTCCTTCAAAAGGCGGAGCGCGCGATCGATCACCTCGAGGCGAAAACGCTCCCGCCGTTTCTCGAGGGCGACGCCGCGGAGTGTAAGAGGTGCGCGTGGTACGGCACCGAATGCAATCCGCCGCTCGAGTCGCGCGGCGCCGTCGTGCTCACCGATCCCGCCCTGATCAAGCTCCTCGCCAGGCGCGACGAGCTCGCGGCCGCGGCGAAGGAATTCGACAAGCTCGATCGCGAGGTGAAGGGGCAACTCCGCGGGATCGAGGAGGGGATCGCCGGGCCGTTCGTGATCAATGGCAAGTGGCAAAAGAAAACGACGACGGATCTCCCGGCCGACGTGAAAAAGAAATACACGACGACGGATCCGAAGGGCTCGTTCCGACTCGAGATCGTTCGGCTCGACGGGCCCGCGGCGCCGCCGGAGGAGCGAACATCATGAAGTACATCGTCATTCCGATCGAGTTCTGCCGGATCGTCCTCGAGCGGCTCCGCGCCTGGCGGCGGGCGTAGTGGGGAAAGACTCCGCGATCGGCTGGACCGATCACACGTTCAACCCATGGTGGGGATGCGTCGAGGTGTCGCCGGCGTGCGACGAGTGTTACGCGCGGATCTTCGCTCACCGTCTCGGGTTCGGCATTTGGGGCGCCGACGCGCCGCGTCGCTTTTTCGGCGATCACCACTGGCACGATCCCGTCCGATGGAACGCCGCGGCCGCGCGCGACGCGAAACGGGCCCGCGTGTTTTGTGCATCCATGGCCGACGTATTCGAGGCGCGCGAGGAGCTCGAGGCGCCGCGGCGCCGGCTGTTCGATCTGATCGAGGCGACGCCGAACCTCACCTGGCTCCTCCTCACGAAACGCGCGCGTGAGATCCGCCGGCGGGTTCCGGCCGCGTGGCTCGAGCGGCCGCGGCCGAACGTCTGGTATGGCGTCACGGTCGAAACTCCCGATTACACCTGGCGCCTCGAGGAGCTCCGCGCGACGCCGGCCGCGCGCCGGTTCATTTCCTACGAACCCGCGATCGCCGACGTGCGATGGAACCTCGAGGGGATCGATTGGTTGATCGCCGGAGGACTGAGCTCGCCGAAAGCTCCCGCCGGCGCCGATCCGGCGATCATCCGCTCGGCGCGTGATCAGGCGATCGCCGCCGGCGTCGCGTTCTACTTCAAACAATGGGGCGGCCGAACCCCGACGGCGAACGGGAACACGCTCGACGGCCGCCAGTGGCTCGAGGTTCCCACTTACACGACGGAGGCGAGGGCATGAGGGTATCGCTCGAGAGCACGACGAAGATCGTTCGCCTGATGGTCGAGGGCCGCGAGGTACCGGCGCGGATATGGGAGGGGCAGACCGAAAGCGGGATCCCGTGTCACGCCTACATCACGCGGATCGCCGTCGCCGACGGCCTCGACGCGTCTGAATTCGAGCGGGAGCTCGTCGAGCACCGGCGGGCGACGCCGGCCGTCGACGCGATCCCGGCACGGTTGATCATCTGAACCCATTCACACGAGGAGATCGAAACCATGGCACGTAAACGCAACCCGGCCGACGAGGCCGTCGCCTTTTTCCAAAGCGCCGACATCAACGCCGCCGGCGCGATCCTCGACGTCTGCCGCGGCACGGTCGAGCGCCGGCGCCGCGAGCTCGCAAAGGCGCCGGCCGTCCACGCGGCCGCGGAGGGCGCCAGGCGGCCCGCCAGGCGCTCGAGGGAAGTCGGGCCCGGCGAGGTGTCGACGCCGGAGGGCGGGGCACCAGGCGCCGACGTGACGCGCCAGGGCGGCGGCGAGTAGGGGCCCGGGATCGTGTGGCTCAAGATCGACGATCGGATTGTGGATCATCCGAAAATGTTCGCGGCGGCTCGGCACCTGGGCCGCCGCGGGCACGCGCGCGCGTTCGGCGTCTACATGGCGGGGCTCTGCTACGCGAACGGGCACCTCACCGACGGATTCCTCGCGGAGTCGGTCGTGCTCTCATTCAAGATCGACACGAAACCGACGGAGGTCGCGGCCGTTCTGTCGTTTCCGGAGATCCAACTATGGGAGGTCGTCGCCGGCGGCTGGCGGATTCACGACTACCACCAATTCAACCCGAAGGCGGCCGACGTGAAGGAAAAGCTCGCCGCCGATCGGGACCGGAAGCGGGAGGAGCGGGCCGCCAAAGAGGCGGCGAAAAACGGCGGGCGGCGGGGCCGATCGGGCTCCGATCGATCGCCAATCGATCACGAATCGGTCGCCAATCGATCGGAAATCGATCGCGGGTTCGCCTTCCTTTCATCGGTTACAGATTTCGATCGATCCGCGGAAACCGTTGATTCTATTGAACACGAGGCCGCGTGTCCGGACGGACTCCGGCCGGATTCCGCGGCGCTCGCGCGCGCGCGATCCCGTCCTGATCCTGATCCCGTCCGTACAGGGGACGAAGATCACGCCGCGCTCCGCACGGCGAACGGCGGAAATCCTGTGGAAAACCCGCGACGAGCTCGCCGGGAACCCGTCGAGGCCGTGAAGGTGCTCCGCGCGCTCATCTGGCGCGAAGTCGCCGCCCTGGCCGATTGCGGGCCGCTCGATCCCGGCGACGTGCTCGAGCACCTCAAGTGCACCGCGGCGCGCGCCGGCCTGATCTACGGGCTCGACGATTTCCATGAGCAGGCGGCGCTCGCGATCGATCGGTTCTCCGCGAACGTCGGACGCGTCGACGCAAACCGGAACGCCTGGCGCGCCGGCGAACGCGCGAGGGTTCGACGATGATCACCGCGGGCGCGCGATCGCTCACGTTCGTCGTCGAGGGCGACGCTCAGACGAAGGGATCCGCGACGGCGTTCATTCCGTTCGGCTCCGTCCTCGAGGCCGTCGATCAGTTCCGCAAAACCGGCAAGCGGATCGCGCCGCGCGCGTTCATCACAAACGACAATCCGAACGCGAAAGCCTGGCAGGAAACCGTCATGGACGCGGCGATCGAGGCGCGGCGCCGCGGCCCGCTCCTGGCCGGCGAGCTCATGGCCGGCGCCGTCGTCGTCGATCTGGCGTTCCGGCTCGAGCGGCCGCAGAAGATCCGGAGCTCGGTTGTCTCGCACACGACGCGGCCCGACGTCGACAAGCTCGCGAGGTGCATTCTCGACGGGCTCACCGGCGTCGTCTACAAAGACGACGGCCAGGTCGTCGCGATGCGACTCACGAAACAATACGCGCCGATCGGCGAGCGCGCCGGCGTCACAATCACGATCACCGAAGCGACCGTCGCCGATCCGGCGGCGCCGCCCTTATTCACGTAGGAGGCAGCGATGGCAAAAGGGAAAAAGGGGAACACCCGGGCGCGACGCGTCGGCTATGAATTGATCCCGCGCGATCACGTCGAGAGCCACCCGGTTTACTCGCTCATGGGCGAGCTCGTACGGGAACACCACGAGCACCTCCGCGACGCGCGGATCGTCGCCGCGTGGAACCTCACGTGGCAACCCGACGCCGACGGCCGCGTAAAGCTCGTCGCATGCGTTCGGGCGAACGATCTCGCGCGCGAGCTCGCGCCGTGGGATTTCGTGATCCTGATCCGTCGCTCGACGTGGAAGGACGAGCGGTTCACCGACGAGCACCGGCGCGCGCTCATGGATCACGCGCTCTGCTACGCCGAACGCGCAACCGACAAAGCCGGCGTCGAGGCGACGGACGAACGCGGCCGCGCCGTGTGGCGAACCCGCAAACCCGACATCATCGAATTCTCGGAAGTGATCGAGCGACACGGGATCTACTCGCGCGACGTCGAGCGGATCGCCGACGCGCTCCGAAAGCAGGGCGCCGGCCCGTTCGTCAATTGCGATCGGTGCTCGCTCACGCCGGGATGGATCGACGTGCTCGAGGGCGGCGTCACGCGGAAAGCTCGGTGCGAGTGCTGGAACGCATGGAACGAACGACGCCAGGAGTACACCGCGGAGCGCGCGGCGTCGTGAAGGGCGATATCGTCGTGATCCTGGCAACCGGCGACGAGATCGACATTTCCGATCTCTCGCCGGCGGCCGCGGTTCAACTCCTCCGCGATCGGCAGATCACGCCGGCCGACATTCGCGAGACGCGCCACACGATCCGCACGGGAGCGATCGCGCGGCCGCCGGCGAACACCTCGAGGCCCGCCTGATGGACAACGAACACGGCGGCCGCGACGTGATCAGTCGAGCGATCTCCGCACGGATGCGCGTTCCCGTGCTCGACGATCTCCGCCAGGGCCTCACGGATCAGGAGTATCGATCGCTCCTCGAGCTCTCGCAGACGATCGTCGAGAGCACGGCGGGATCGGGCCTGCCGGCGTGGCTCGTCGGCCTGGCGTTCGTCGCCGCGGCCGAAATGTATATGGCGGCGCTCGACGAGGGCGCCGCGATCATGGGCCGCGGCCCGCACGGGAGCAATTGAGCATGGGCCGCACGACTCCCGACGGGCCTCGAGGGTATCGGCCGAACCCGCCGCCGGCGCCGCCCTCGAGGCGGCCCGATTTCAACCCGCCAGGCCAGGGCGGAACGTCGACGCCGCGGCGCGCCAGGTGCGAATACTGTCGCCGCGGCGGCGTCGAGCTCACTCAATGCGAGGGATGCGGCGCAACCGTTCCCGCGGCGAGCTCGCCAGGCGCGCGGCCGACGTTCCCGGCGAACCGCGTGATCCGCGGCGCCGCGATCGTTCCCGCGTTCCCCATGGTGAAACGATGAGCGCGCACGTGATCCCGTGGTACCGGGCGGAGGATCGCGCGACGCGCGACGCGCTCGACGTGCAAGCCTGCAAAAATTGCGGCGCCGTGCTCTGGCGTCGTGAGACGACGAAAGACAAACCGAAGTACTCGCCGGCGGCCCTCGTCGGCGACGATTGCCCGGGAGCGGGCGAGGAGGACAGCAGCATGGCAAAGGGTCGCAGAAAGAAACCGGAACAGGCGGATCTCCCGGGAACGGAGGACAGCGCGATCGCGCCGCTCGAGAAAGCGGCGAAGCGATACGCGGGGATCCGCGACGAGCGGATGGAGCTCAATCGGGAGGAGTCGAGCCTGAAAGAGAACCTGATCAAGCTAATGCACCAGCACGGCAAGACGACGTACACGCGACACGGGATAGAGATCCGCCTGGTTCCGGAGTCGGAGAACGTCAAGGTCAAGATCAAAGGCAAGGGCGACGAGGACGACGACGAATAGCAGGGGGGGCCCTACATGCGCGAGATACAGCGGCTCGAGCTCCTGGCGCTCGACGCAATCGAGGCCCTCGCGGTTCCGACCGTGCGGGCAATCGTCGACTACATCGGCAAGCGGCGCCGGGTATGGCCGTGGTCGCAACTCCTGATCGTCGCCGCCCTCATGCGGCTCGAGTCGGAAGGGACGATCGAGGCCCGGCGCACGCGTGATGGTCACAAGGTGCGATGGCTCTACCGTCGCACGGCAACGGGAACGATTGCGCCAGGTGCGACGCCGTGTTCGTCGTCGACGCCTGGCGCTCCGTGCTCGGCGCAACATGGGAGCTCGAGGGGATGAGGTTCGACGCGCCGTTCGTCGTGAAACGTCTCGCGCCAACAATCGGCCGGCCTGGGGTAGGGCGGAGGATCACGATCGCTCACCGTGCGTACAGCCTGGCGGAGGCGCTCGACTACGCACGCGAGCCTGCTCGTCGACGCCGGGCCCTCATGGCGACGGTCGCGCGCGAGGGCCTGGGTGGGGATACCTGGCAAGCTCGATCGATACGAGAGCTCGAGCGGACGGCCACGTGGATCGAACGTCGAGGGACGTCGGCATCGATCACGCAAGCGAGGAGGAGGGAGGAGGGGCGGGGCGCTTAGGTTCTTTCCAGCAACGCCGCGACGGCGGGCGAGCGAGGCGCAAACGAGCGCCAGTTCTCGATCGGGTTTTGGGTCCGAATTCTGTAATCGGTTGGGAGGTAGCGATGGCAACGGAAAACGAAGTGAACGCCGCGAAGGTCCGAACGCTCGACGCGGCGACGAAGTTACTCGAGGCCCTCACGACGATCGCGGTCGCGGCGGCCGCGGAGCTCGCCGCGGGGAAAGGCGGCCGCTTGTGAACGCCGAACGCGATCCCGTCGTCGTGTGGCTCGAGGAGATCCGCGATTTCGCCGGCGCGACGGATCGAGCTCGAGAGATGGCGCAGCAAGCGATCGATCGCCTGGCGGCGGCGCCGGCGGCCGGCGATAAGGTCGATCGGATCGTCGAGGCGGCCGCGGCGGAGAACGCGCACGCCGGCACGTCGATCGCCGATCGGAAGATCGGGAACCTCGTCGAGGAGTCGAAAGCGGAAACGGAGCGGGGCCGCCAGGCGCGGAGGCAACCGTGAGCGACGATCAACCGCAAGCTCCGGAAGTAACAGACGTGAGCGGCGACGCGGATCAATGGTCGCGAGATCCGAACGTCGACACGTTCGATCACGTCGGCGCGCGCGACACGCTCGGCGAACCCGTTCCCGTGATCCCTGGGATCCACGTCGCCGACGTGCTCGACGAGAACGGCCTGCAGCTATGCACGCGATGCCGGCGGATCCTCACCGACTACCGCAACGCCATGATCCCGATCGGATCACCGTCGCTCGTCGGATGGGCGATCGGCGCTCACGTCGAGGTCGACGGCGACAACCCGCGATCGGCCTGGGTTACGGAGGAGGCGCCGACGTGCGAGCTCCGAACATGACGATCACGATCACGGAGCGGCCCGGGAAGTGTCGGTGGTGTGGATGCACGGAGGATCACGCGTGCGGCGCCGGCTGTTCCTGGGCGAACCGGGCGGCGACGCTGTGCTCCGCATGCGTTCCGCTCGACACGATGATCCGGACGGCGGCCGGCCGTAAGGCCCTGGCGGAGGCGGCGGCGACATACGCCGACGAGGCCCTGGCCACGGTCGACGCGGAACCGCGGCCGCGGCGCCGTCGGCGGAGGGCGCGACGATGATCGAACGCGCGCGGCCGCCGTTCACGCTCTACCCGGCTGAGAAACACTGGTGGAGCATGGCCGACTATGGCGCCGTCCTGGGAACCGTCCGCGCGCTCGCGGCGGAAGTGATCCTCGAGTTCGGGCCCGGCTCGTCGACGCTCGCGCTCATCGAAGGCGGGGCGACGACGATCGACTCGTGCGAGGACGATCCGAAGTGGCTCGAGGTGCACCGCTCGCGGATGGGCCGCAAGTTCGCCGGCCTCCTCGAGCTCCACGCCTACACCTGGGCGGATCCGTTGACGATCCCGACGATCAACCCGCGCCGCTACGATCTCGGTTTGATCGACGGGCCGCACGACACGCCGCGGCGGCCCGCCGTGCTCGAGTACTGCCTGCACCGATGCCGGGCGGTCCTGATCCCGACGGAGGATTACAAGGTCGCGTCGCCGCCGCTCCGGCCGCATATCGATCGCCTGGCCGGCGTGTTCGACGCGAGCGTGGAGATCGTCGAGACGGGCCCGCTCTCCGGCGCGTTCGCGCTCCTGATCCCGGGAGCTCGATCGTGATCCCGTTCGGCACGAAGGGCCCGCCGATCACATTCGACGATTTCGTCGCGATCGCGCTCGCGGCCGCGGCGGAGTCGTCGTGTCAGTCGCAACGCGGCGCCGTCGCGTTCACCGGGAGCGCGCTCGAGGGATACGAGCTCGTCGCCGTCGGGTTCAATCAGCAACCGGCGGGCCCGTGCGACGGCTCCGATCGATGCAAGGCAACATGCAGGCGGGAGGCCGTTCACGCGGAACAAGCTCTGATCCTCAGCGGCGTCGATCTCGCGAGCGGCGGATCGGTCGAAGTGATCCACGTGAAATCGTACGCCGACGAGCTCGCCGTGTCGGGCGGCCCTGACTGTATCGAATGCGCGAAGCTCCTCCGGTTCGCCGGCGTCGTCGCCGTGTGGCTCTATCACGTCGACGGATGGCGCCGGTACCCGATCGAGGAGTTTCACCGGCTCTCGATCGCCGGCGAATACGAACGGCTCCGCAAGCGACGCGCGGAGGCGCGATCGACGTGATCGTGGTTTGTCCGTCGTGCGGCGTTCCGTTCACCCGAACGGGCGCCGCGCGCTCGTCGGGTTTCTACCGAACGCACGCCGAAAACGATACGTGTATTTGCTGTCGCGAGGGCCTCGATCCCGTCACGCTCGAGCCTCTCGCGACGCGAGGGCAACCCATGAAAGCGGAAACACTCACCGACGTCGAATTGATCGAGGCCCTCGAGGGCGCCGGCCCGCGGCTCCGCCTGGCGAGGAGTGAAGATCTCCGGCGGATCGCCGACGCGATCGCCGACGTCGCCGCGGAGGCCGCCCGGCGCCTCGAGGCGCGTTCCCGCCTGGCGGGCCCGCTCGAGGGAAAGATCCGCGACGTCGCGATCGACGCCGCCGGCCGCATGACGGCGCGCCTCGAGGTCAACCTCCGATGATGCCGGTTCCGGATCGTTGTCCGCACGGCCGCCGGCGCTACACCTCCGGAGGGCCGGCGCGATGCCCTGGCGGATTCACTGAGGCGAGGTGTCTCTGCTATCCGACGATCCGTACGCGGTTCCGCACCTGGCGCCGCGACGTGCTCGAGCAGATCCGCCGCCGGCTCTCGAGGGCGCGCGCGTGAATATGTCCTTTCACCTCACGACGCGCCAGGTTCGCGCACGTGAGAAAACCGTCACGCGGCGGAACGGATGGCAGCGGGCCCGCGTCGGCCAGGTCGTACAACCGATCGTGAAGGGGCAAGGGCTCCGGAAGGGCGAGCACGTCGAGCAGATCGGCGGCCCGATCCGGTTCGTCGACGTGCGGCGCGAACCGCTCGACGCGATCACCGCGGCCGACGTCGAGCTCGAGGGGTTCCCCGGCATGACGCCGGCGGCGTTCGTCGAGCTCTATCGCCGCGCGAACGGCGGCGCCGCGGATCAGATCGTCACGCGGATCCAATTCGAGTACCTGTGAAAAAGCGCCGGCGAGCTCCTCGAGGCAAGGGGAAACCGGCGGCCGCGGCCGGCCAGGTGATGACGCTCTCCGCGTTCGCGCGCGATCGGAACGTCGACGAAAAGGCCGTGCGGAAAGCGGTCGCGTCGCAACGGATCCCGCCGTCGTGCCTGGGCCCGTCCTCGAGCGGCCGTAAGCAAGTGATCACCGACGTCGCCGGCGCGCGTGCGGCGTGGGATGCGAACGCCGCGAAGCTCCCAAACGGGCCCGCCGTCGAGGGCGCGCGCCAGTCGCTCACGGAGGCGTCGACGCTCACCGCGCTCGAGCGCCATCGCGCGCTCCGACTCGCGAACGATCTCCGCGAGGGCCGCGTCGTCGACGTCGCCGCTCACAAGCGGGCCGCATTCGAGGACGCTCGTATCATCCGCGACGGGATGCTCAACATACCGACGCGCCTCGCCGCGGAGCTCGCCGCCGAAACCGATCCGGCGAAGGTGTTCGCGCTCCTCGACGAGGCGATCCGTCAGGCGCTCGGCGACGTCGCCGATCGGCTCGAGGCCGCCGGCGAGTGAGCGACGCGGCCGCCATCCGCGAGATCCGCAAGGCGCGCGCCGACGGCATCCGTCCCGATGCCGTGCTCTCCGTGAGCGAGTGGGCCGATCAGCACCGACGGCTCCCGAAAAAGTCGAGCGCGGAACCTGGGCCCTGGCGCACCGATCGCACGCCGTACCTCCGCGAGATCATGGATTGTTTCTCCTCGCGCTCCGACGTCGAGGAGGTCGTGTTCATGAGCGCCGCGCAGATCGGAAAGACGGAGGCGCTCCTCAACGCGCTCGGCTATTTCATCGATCACGCGCCCGGGCCGATCATGCTCGTATGGCCCGATCTGACAACGGCGAAGCGCGGATCGCGTCAACGCGTCGGCCCGCTGATCACCGACACGCCGAAGATCGCGGAGAAGATCGCGCCGGCGAAGTCGCGCGACTCCGCGAACACCGTCCTCGAGAAGTCATTCACCGGCGGGCACCTCGTGATCGCCGGCGCACAATCGGCGGCGGCCCTGCGATCGATGCCGGCGCAATACGCGCTCATGGACGAGATCGACGCCTGGCCGATCGACGTCGAGGAGGAGGGCTCGCCGATCGCGCTCGTCGAGGCGCGCCAGCGCACGTTCGCGCGCCGCAAGCGAGGGAAGTTCTCGACGCCGACGATCGCCGGCCGCTCCGCGATCGAGGCCGCGCACGAACGCGGCGACGCGCGGAAGTATTTCGTCCCGTGTCCCATATGCGGCGCGTTCCAGACGCTCGAGTTCTCGCGCCTCGTGTGGACGAAGCTCGAGCTCCCGCCCGCGGCCGCGGTCTATGAGTGCGAGGCGTGCGGCGGGTTCATTCGCAACCATCAAAAATCCGTGATGCTCGCCGCCGGCGAATGGCGCGCGACGAACCCGGGCCGCGGCGCCGGGAAGATCCGGAGCTATCACCTCAACGCGCTCTACGCGCCCGTCGGTTGGATCTCCTGGGGCGAGATCGCGACGGAGTTCGTCGAGGTCGAAAAGGATCCCGAAAAATTCCGCGTGTTCGTGAACACCGTCCTGGGCGAGGTGTGGAAATCAAAGGGCGAGGCGCCGGAATGGGAGAACCTCTATCGCCGGCGCGAGGCGTACGCGACGAGCATGATCCCGCCTGGCGCGCTCGTGCTCACCGCCGGCGTCGACGTGCAGAAGGATCGCCTCGTGTACGAGATCGTCGGTTGGGGCCGCGGCAAGCGGTCATGGTCGATCGACGCCGGCGAGATCGCGGGCGACACCGACGATCTCGAGCGCGGGCCCTGGCCGCAACTCGACGCGATGATGGCGCGCACCTATCCGCACGCGGAAGCGCCCGACGTCGAGCAACCGATCCGCGTCGTCGCCGTCGACTCGCAGTACCGAACGCAAACGGTCTACACCTGGGCGAAGAAATACCCGGGCCGCGCGTTCCCGATCCGCGGCGTCGATCACGGCGCCTCGATCATCGGCACGCCGCAAGCGATCGAAGTCACGATCAGCGGGAAGAAACGGAAACGCGGCGGCCGCCAGTGGCCGATCGCCGTCGGGATCGTGAAGTCGGAACTATACGGCTGGCTCCGGCTCGAGCTCCTGAAAGACGGCACGACGCCGCCCGGCTACGTCCGGTATCCGGAGTACCCGGAGGAGTGGTTTCGGCAGATCACCGCGGAGCAACTCACCGCGCACAAAACGCGGCGCGGGTACATCCGGCTCGAATGGGAAGTAATCAAGGGCCGCCAGAATCACGCGCTCGACGCGCGCGTCTACGCTCGAGCGGCCGCCGTGCTCGCCGGCGTCGATCGGACGAACGATCGCGATTGGGAGGCGCGCGAGAAATTCCTGGGCGTCGGTCAGACGGAGGCCGCGGCCGCCGCCGCCGCCAGGCCGCGGACGGCGCCGCCGGCGAGCTCCTCGAGCTCCTCGAGCTCGACGCCGGAACCGGAACCGACGCCGCCGGCGCCGCCGCCCGCTCCGCCGCCGGCGCCGCTCCGCCCTGGCCTAGTTCCGCGGCCGGCGCCGTCGACTAGTCCAGCGCCGGCGCCGCCGCGGCCGCCTGGCCGGCCGGCCTGGGTTCCGTCGCGGCCCGATTGGTTGAAAAAGCCGCGGCCGTAGTGGGCCGGAGTGGGCCGGAGTGGAGCGCGGGCAGCAGGATTACAGAATTGTTCCACGTGGAACACCGGCCCGCGAGCTCGAGGCGCGCGAAACCGGCCGGCGCTCGCGCCAGGCGGCCCGCCTGTAGGCGCGCCGGCGTCGCCGCGGCCCTCCGGCCCTCCCGCCGGCGGCGCCGATTGTAGGGCCTGCCAGGCGCCCGACGGAGTAACGGCCGCGCTCGCCGCCGTGCTATCCTGCCGGCAAAGCTCATGCCGTTTACCTCAACGGACGCCGAAAACCTCCGCCGCGCGATTGCCGACGGCCGCGGCGCTCGATCGATGACATTCGACAATCAAACCGTCGTGTTCAACTCGATCGACGACATGCTCAAGCTCCTCGCCGTGATGGAAGCGGAGGTCGCCGGCGCCGACGGCACGCGCCGATCGTACCGGGTCGCGACGACGAGCAAGGGCGTATAGGGGCCGCGCGCGACCATGGCCGCGCCGCTCCTCGCCTCCGTCTACTTCGGGGCCGGCACGTCGGGCGGCGAGTTCCGTCGGATGGCGCGCGCGCTCGAGTACTCGGCGCTCCGTCACGCGCCGGCCTGGCGCCGCCAGATCCTCGAGCTCCCGGCGCCGACGTCCTACCGCTCGACGCTCGGCGTTCCCGCGCATGAGCACAACTCCGCGAAGCTCGACGCCTGGCGCGACACGATCCGCGCGTCGGCCGACGGCGATCAGGTGCTCCTCCTCGACGTCGACACGATGATCCTCGGGCCGCTCGATCCCGCCTGGGATCGGCCGTTCGATCTCGCGATCACCGCGGCCGCGTCGCGCCTCCCGTTCAACGCCGGCGTGGTGTTCGTTCGCGTGTCGCCGCGATCGCGCGCGTTCGTCGAGCAATGGGCCGCCGTCAATCGGTCGTTTCTCGGCGACGCCGCGGCGCTCCGGCCCTGGCGCATGAAGTACGCCGGCATCAACCAGGCGGCGCTCGGGTTCATGCTCGAGCGCGCGGGGAACGGATGCGCGATCGCGAAGCTCCCCGGCGAGATCTGGAATTGCGAGGATTCCACGTGGACGCGGTTCGATCCGTCGTCGACGCGGATCGTTCACCTGAAAAGCGATCTCCGTCGCGCGATCTTCCGTGGGATGGCGTCGACGACGCTCCGCCCGCTCGTCGAAACCTGGCGCGCGCTCGAGCGCGAGGCCCTCGAGGCGGCCGCCGTATGACGCCGCCGCTCGTGAGCGTGATCATTCCGACGCACAACCACGGCGCCGTCGTCGGCGAGGCGATCGCGAGCGTGCTCGCGTCGACGGGCGGCGTCGAGGTCGAAGCGGTCGTCGTCGACGACGGATCGACGGACGCGACGCCGGAGGCGCTCAACGCGTTCGCCGGCGATCGTCGGGTTCGCTACATGCGGCAACCGCACAGCGGGCCCTCGTCGGCGCGGAACCTCGGGATCGAGATGGCGCGCGGCGCGTTCCTCATGTTCCTCGACGCCGACGACACGATCGAACCGACGAAGCTCGATCGCCAGGTGCGCGCGTTCGATCCGACTATCGGTTGGGTTCTATGCGACGTCGAGATCCGCGACGCGGCGAAGCGCCGCACGATCAAGGCGTCGGAACAATACTCGTACGATCGAAACGAGCTCGGCGGATGGATCGCGCCGCTCCTCCGCCGCGGCAACCTGATCCCGATCATGGCGCCGCTCATTCGACGCGCGACGATCGGCGGGATCCGGTTCAACGATCGCCAGGTTCCGGAGGACTGGTACTTCTGGATCGCGATCGCGGAGGTCGCGCGATGCCGCTATGTTCCGGAGGTGCTCGCGACGTACCGGCACGGCGTCACGGGCCGGAGTCGACTCCCGAAGATCGCGCGCCTGGCGCACGGCGGGATCCGCTCGCCGCTCCGGCTGAACCTCGGATGCGGAAACCCCGACGATCGATCCTGGCATCCGCTCGACGGCCTCGTGAACCTCGATAAGTCGCTCGGTTGGAAATTCGAGGACGGCCTGCGCGATTTCGCCGCGGGCACCGTCGCAGGCGTGACGATCTCACACGCGCTCATGTACCTCGCGGCCGACGCCTGGCCGGCGTTCGTCGACGAGCTCGCGCGCGTGCTCGAGCCTGGCGGCGTCGTGCGGATCACGGAGGACGAGACGGCGGATCCGCGGTCGCGATGCGTCGGCGGATGGAAGGGATCGCAACCGGCGATCACGTTCACGACGCCGGCGTTCGTCCGCGAGCACCTCGAGGCCGGCGGGTTCACCGTGTTCGACGTCGGGCCCGACGAGACGAAGTACCGCGACGCGTCGCTCTGTCAGCGGTTCCACGGCGCGCCGCCCGACGTCTTTTTCGTCGAGGGCGTGAAGCGGAACGCGGTTCTATTCGCGCCGCACGCCGACGACGAGACGCTGTTCGCGGCGTTCACGCTGTTACGGGCGCGGCCGCGGATCGTGATCTGCTATCCGTCCGTCCGCGACTACGGCGACACGTCGGAACGCCTCGAGGAGTCGCGCGCCGCGGCCGCCATCCTGGGCGCCGGGCCCGTCGAGCAATGGGCCGGCGGAGATCTCGCCGCCAAGATGCGCGCGTTCATCGGCGAGCACGGCATGCCGGCGGAGATATGGGCGCCGTCGGCGAACGCCTCGCACGCGGATCACGTGGCGGTCGCGGCGGCCGCCGGCGAGGTGTTCGGTTCCATCGTGCGTCGGTATCAGACGTACCGCGGCGCCGAACGTATTCGCGAGGGCCTCGAGCTCTCGCCGCCGGCGGCCGACTCGATCGAACGCAAGCTCCGCGCGCTCGCGTGCTACCGCTCGCAACTCACCCATCCTCGAGCGGCCGCGTTTTTCCTCGACGGTCAGCGGGAGTACGAGGAGTGCTAACCGTCCTCACGTGGAAGTGGGGATCGAAGTTTGGCGCGCGCCACGTGAACACGCTCCGATCGATGCTCGCGCGGCGCCTCGAGCTCGAGCACCGGATCGTCTGTGTCACCGACGACGGCGCCGGCCTCGACGACGCGATCGAGGTGCTCGAGCTCCCGGCCCGCCATGCCGACTCGCCGCGATGCCGGCGGCGGATGCGCCAGTTCGATCGGGAGTTCGCGCGCGCGATCGGCGATCGGATCCTGTCGCTCGATCTCGACGTCGTGATCGTCGACGACATAACGCCGCTCGTCGATCGGCCGGATCCGCTCGTGTGCTGGCGCGTCGCATATGCGGGCGTGTTCTCCGGCTCGATCGTCCTCATGGACGCCGGCGTGCTCGATCCGCTCTGGCGCGCGTTCGACGCGGATCCCGACGGCTACGCCAGGCGCGCGGCGCCTCGAGGCGTCGGGAGCGATCAGGCGATGCTCAATTTCTATCTATCGCGGACGCCGGCGATCCGGCCGGCCGTGTGGACGGAGGCCGACGGGCTCGTGACGTTTTTCGGCAAGGGATACGAGCGGCTCGAGCGCCGCGGCGTCGGTCCTGGCCATCCGCACCTCCCGCGAGGCGCGCGGATCGTCGTGCTCGGCTCCGACGATCTCGAGGTGCTCGAGCAGAGCGCGCATTATCCATGGGTCAGCGAATGGCGATAGAGCTCACGACGTTCATACCGTTCGATCTCGAGGCGAACCTGGGGCGCGCCTACAATCGCGCAATGGCGATGCTCCCGGCCGACGGTTGGGCGTGTCTGTTCGATCATGATGCGATGCCGACGACGCGGGAGTGGTACCGGCAATTGCACGAAGTGATCGAGCACCGGCCCGACGTCGGCCTCGTCACTGCGACGACGAACCGGATCGCGTCGCCGTGGCAGCGGGCGCGCGAGGCCGATCACGATAATCACGACATGGCGTACCACCGGAAGATCGGCGCGGCGCGCCTCGAGCGGCGAACGCTCCTCGATTGCACGGAGACGAAGGGGATCGGCGGCGTGCTCATGATGCTCTCGCGGCGCTCCTGGGAGCTCGCCGGCGGGTTCGTCGACGGTATGTTGTGCGTCGATCACATGATGCATTTCGCGATCGCGCGCGCCGGGCTCCGCGTCTACGTCCTCGAGAGTCTGTACGTCTATCACTGGCGGCGGGCGCACGGCGACGCGCTCCCGTCGACGGTTCCGACGGCGAAGCGATGCCCGTGTCGCGGGCCCGAACCGAACCCGACGCGGCGGATCCCGATCGTTCCGGAAAAGGGGTAAGCGAATGGCATTCGAGAGAGTCGAAAGATCAGAACCGCCGCGGCGCCGCACGTTCGGCGAGCGGCTCGATCGGATCACCGCGCCCGTCGCTCCGCGATGGACGCTCAAGCGGCAACGGGCCCGCTACGCCGGCGAGATCCTGGCGCGGCACTATGAAGGCGCCGCGAGCACATACCGGACGCAGGGCTGGAAGAAACCCGGCACCGATGCGAACGCGGCGATCGGGCCCGCGGCCGCGAACCTCCGGAACGCCGTCCGCGATCTCGTGCGAAACAATCCATACGCGGCCGCGGCGCTCGCCTCGATCGTGAACGAAACGATCGGATGGGGGATCGTTCCCGACTCGACGAACGCGCGCGCGATGGCGCTCTGGCGCGCCTGGGGCGAGTCGACGGCATGCGACGCCGACGGCCGGCACGATTTCTACGGCCTCGAGAAGCTCGTGCTCCGCACGATCGCGGAGTCGGGCGAGGTGCTGATCCGCCGGCGCTACCGGCTCCCCGGCGACGTCGACACGAACGGGCGGCCGCTCCCGATCCCGATGCAACTACAGATCGTCGAGCCTGATTTCCTCGACACGGCAAAGGATCAGATCACGACGCCGAACGGCGGCCGGATCATCCAGGGGATCGAGTTCTCGCCGATCGGTCAACGCGTCGCCTACTGGATGTTCCGCGAACACCCGGGATCGATCGCGGGATCGTTCTCGCCGTCGGTTCGGATCCCGGCGGAGGGCGTGCTCCACCTGTTCCGCGGCGAGCGGCCCGGCCAGGTGCGCGCGGTTTCATGGTTCGCGCCGTCGCTCCTGGCGTGGAAGGATCTCGACGATTACGACGACGCGACGCTCGTGAAGCAAAAGATCGCCGCGTGCCTGGCCGTGTTCGTCCGCGACGATCTCGACGGCGGCGGCGCGCCGCTCGGCGAACCAAACGATCAACCGACGCCGGCGATCGACGCGCTCGTGCCTGGCATGGTGAGCAACCTCCCGGCCGGCCGCCAGATCTCCGTCGTCGAGCCTCCGCGCGTGAACGATTTCGGCGATTACATGGATCGCAAGCTCCGCGGGCTCGCCGCCGGCCTCCGCGTGCTGTTCTCGAGCATGACGGGGGATTTCCGCGATCTCTCATTCTCCGCGGCGCGGATGGAGCGGATCGCGCATCAACCCGATATCGACGATCACCGCTGGCGGATCGTGATCCCTGGGTTCTGTGATCCCGTGTGGGCCTGGGCGATGGAGGCCGCGGCGATCGCCGGCGTGCTGAAAACTGTCGACACGCCGCCCGTCGATTGGACGCCGCCGCCGGCGCAGTTCATCGATCCGGCGTCGGAGGGCCTCGCGATCCTCCGCAACGTGCGATCGGGGATCACGACGATGCAGGAGGAGCTCCGCGCGCGCGGGCTCAATCCGGCGAAGGTGCTCGCCGAAATGAAGGCGTGGAACGAGGCGCTCGACAAAGCCGGCGTCGTGCTCGACTCCGATCCGCGGCGCATGACGCAAGCCGGCCAGGCGCAATCAGCGAACCCGGCCGCGCCGGCGAACCCGGCCGCGCCGGCGACACCGAACGATCCGAACGCGCCGGCGGATCCAAACGCGCCGGCCGACGGAGCGGCCGCGGAGGGGTAGAACCATGGGCGAACCTCCTCGCACCGTGCACTGGCCCGACGATCGCGACGAGGGGCGGCGCCGCCGCGGCGGCCCGTTCCTCGAGTCGGCGATCTCGCCGGCGCAACTCGCGGCGAAGTGGGGCGTCGGCGTGCAAACGATCTACAGGGATATCCGGAAGGGCGCGCTCCGCGCCTATCGCCTCCCGGGCGGAGATCTTCGCATCCGGATCCGCGACGCGCGCGCCTACGGGAAACCCGTCGAGTAACTAGCTTTTCGTGATCGTTCGCGGCGGTAGTAGCTTGCCGGCGACGCCGCGCCTCCCGCAAGCTACGGCCGATCATGAAACCGGCCGCGACGACGATCGATGTTCCGCCGCTCTCGCTCCTGGCGCGGGCGGCCGCCGACACGATCAACGAAACCGATCGCTCGATCGAGCTCATTTTCTCCACGGGCGCGCAGGTTCGCCGGTTCGATTGGGACACCGGCGAGTACCTCGAGGCCCTCGAGATCTCCGCCGACGCGATCCGCGTCGCGCGCCTCCAAACGGCTCCGCTCCTCAACGCGCATTCCGCGTGGTCGGTCGAGGATCAGATCGGCACCGTCGTGCCGAACACGTTCCGGATCGAAAACGGGAAGGCGATCGTTCGGGTTCGGTTCAGCAACCGCGATTCTGTGACGCCGATCTGGAACGACGTCAAAGATCGCATCCTGCAAAACGTCAGCGTCGGGTACCGCGTCCACAAATTCGAGCAGGACGACACCGGCGCGATCCCTGTTCGTACGGCGATCGATTGGGAACCTTACGAGATCTCAATGGTTCCCATGCCGGCCGACACCGGCGCGCGGACTCGCAAAGGCGAGAACGATCGCGCCGATTCCAATCCGTGTCTCATCATCCGTAAGGAGCCTGCCGTGAACGATGCCGCTCGCCGTGCCGAAACTGTCGCCGAAGATCCCGCCGCCGCGGCCCTCCGGCTCCACCCGGCGGAACCCGCCGCGCGACCGGCTCCCGCGGCCGAACCGACGGTCGCCGAACGCGCCGCCGCCGACGAAACCGCCCGCGTCCAGGGCATCATCACCGCCGCCCGCGGCGGCCGGATGCCGCAGGAGTTCATCGATCACCACATCGAGAAGCGGACGCCGCTCGCGGAGGTGTCGCGCCTCGTGTTCGTCGAGCTCCAGGCGCGCGGCGCGCAGGATCGCGGCCCGCAACCCGGTACCTCCGTCACGCTCGGCGAGGATCCGCTGGTGCACGTGCGGGGCGGGATCGAGGCGGCCCTGCTGCACCGGATCGCGCCGCAGTTTTTCAAACTCGACGACAAGAGTCGGCCGTATCGCGGGCTCACGCTCCTCGACACGGCGCGGACGTTTCTCCACGCGGCCGGCGTGCGGACGTCGGGCCTCTCGAAGATGGAGCTCGCCGCCGCGGCGCTCGGGCTCAATCAGCGCAGCGGGCACGGCTACCACACGACGAGCGATTTCGCGTACCTCCTGGCCGACGTCGCCAACAAAACCGTCCGCAAGGCGTACGACGAGGCGCCGCAGACGTTCAAGACGATCGCGCGCCAGGTCAACCTCCCCGATTTCAAACCCGTCTACCGTCAGCAGATGGGCGACGCGCCGGCGCTCCTCGAGGTGAAGGAGCACGGCGAGTTCAAGCGGGGCACGATCGGCGAGGGCCGCGAGACGTACCAGCTTGCGACGTACGGCCGCGTGTTCGCCATCACGCGGAAGGCCCTCGTGAACGACGACGCCGACGCGTTCGGCCGCGTGCCGACGATGTTCGGGCGCGCGGCGCGGAACCTCGAGAGCGATCTCGTGTGGGATCAGATCACGAGCAACCCGACGATGGGCGACGGGAACGCGCTCTTCTCCGCGGCGCACCTCAACATCGATTCGAGCGGCGCCGTGATCGATGTCGACTCGCTCGGCGCGGCGCGCGCGGCGATGCGCCAGCAGGTATCGCTCGACGGCGAGCGGCTCAACATCGCGCCGAAGTATCTCCTCGTGGGCTCCGCCCTCGAGACGCAGGGCGATGCGATCGTCACGCCGATCACGCCGCAGACCGTGCTCGCCGTGAACCCGTTCAGCGGGAAACTCACCGTGATCGCGGAACCGCGGCTCGACAACGAACCGCTCGCGTGGTTCCTGGCGGCGGATCCGGCGCAGATCGACATCATCGAATACGGCTACCTCGAGGGCGAGGAGGGGCCGACGATCGAAACCCGGATCGGGTTCGATGTCGATGGCGTCGAGATCAAGTGTCGCGAGGACTTCGCGGCGAAGGTGCTCGACTGGCGCGGGCTCTACAAGAACGTCGGACACGAACCCTCCTAATCCGGAGGGGCGGCCGGCGGCGGCGTAGAGGCGTAGGAGCTCGAGCGGTCAACATTTTCGAGGAGTGAGGCAATGAAAACTTTCGTACAGCCTGGCGAGTCGGTCGAATTCACCGCGCCGTCGGGCGGAGTTACTTCCGGCGTCGGCGTCCTGATCACGGATCTCCTCGTGATCGCCACCGTCACGGCCGCCGCGGGCGCCAGGTTCAACGGCCTCGTGGAGGGCGTCGTGTCGCACGCGAAGCCGGCGTCGCAGGCGTGGACGGAGGGCCAGGGCCTCTACTGGGACGACGCGACGAAGAAGTTCACGACGACGGCGAGCGGGAACAAGTTCGCCGGTTACGCGGTCGTCGCCGTCGGCTCCGGCGCCGGCGAGACGACGGGAACCGTCCTCCTGGCCCGCGGCGGCGATCCTCGGATCGTCTAGGGCCTGGCGCCCGATGGATCTCTCGTCGCTCCGTTCGCTCGTGCGTAACCTGAATTTCAGCGCGCACGGTTGCGACATCACGGTCGACGTCGATCCGGATCCCATCGCGACGCGCGGAATTTGGCTCTCGCCGGAGACTGATGATCACCCGGCGGGATTCGAGCTCCGGCGTCGCGAACGTTCGTACGTGCTCGCCGTTCCGCTCCTCGAGGTTCCGCACGCGACGATCGTGCACGCGCCGCTCCCGCCGTTCGCGACCGATCTCGTCGGGCCTCCGATCTCACCTGGCGAGATCCTCCGCTGGCAGGTCGACGGGTTCGCCGGCGTCGAGAGCGATCACCTCCGGATCCGGCTCGTGCTCGCGCCGCTCGAGGCCACATGATCACGCGCCGCGTTCTCATCCTGCAACGCCTGGGCGCGCTCATCGGCACGATCCAGAAGGCGAACGGGTTCGACACCGACGCCGGCCTGGCCGTCTACATCGGCGTCGCGCCGGAGCTCGGGCCCTCCGATCCCGACTACGCGATCGCCGTCGTGCCTGGCGACGAGCTCGCGACGGAGCAAGGGCGGATCGATAACACGATCACCGTCGACGTTCAGGCGATCGGGAAAGCGACGGCCGCGGACGCGTGGATCAATCTCGAGCTCCTCCTGGGCGATATCAAGGCGGCGATCGAGCTCGAGGATCGGACGCTCGCGGGGATCTTCAAAGGCGTCATGAAGCGCGGGCCGACGCGTTCGCTCGAGCGGCCGCCAGGCGCGACGACGATCGGCGTCGGGATCTTCTACTCGGGTACCTACGTCGACGAATGGGGCAACCCGTCGTACGGCGTTCCGGAGGCGACGTAACCGTGGGGATGGTAGTCAGGTTCACGACGACGACGCCGGCCGCGGTCGCGAAGCTCCGCGCGAAAGCGAAGCCGGCGCAAGTGCGCGCGCTCAACCGCGCGATCGCGTCGGCGAACGTCGCCATGGTCCGCGTGATCGCGAACGATCTCGGCGTGAAGCAGGGCGTCGTTCGGGACCGGATCAAGATCCAGCAGGCGACGCCGGATCGGCTCACCGCCAGGCTCTACGCGAACGCCAAACGGATCCCGCTGATCGATTTCGGCGCGAAGGGTCCGGAACCGTCGCGCGGCCGCGGCCGCGGCGTCACAGTGAAAACCGGGAGCGGCCGCCGCACGATCGCGAACGCGTTCATCGCGACCATGCGGAGCGGGCACCGCGGCGTCTTTCAACGCGTCGCCGGCTCGAGCGGCCGCCGCGGGCCGGCGCCGAACCGATCGCAACTGCCGATCCGCGAATTGTTCGGCGCGTCGATCTGGCAGGTGTTCAAAAAATTCGAGGCCGTCGGACTCGAGCGCGGGAAAGAGCAATTGATCAAAAACCTGCAGAGCGAGTTCCGCTTTGCATTGGGCGCCGCTCGTGACGCGGCGTGAGGAGGTAGACCGTGAAGAATGCCGTTCCGCTCGAGGTACTCGCCGCGCCGTTTACGATGTGGGTCGCGCCCGTCGGAACGGCGTTCCCCGACGTCGACACCGTTCCCGACGCGAGCGACTGGACGCTCATCGGCGCCGCGGGCCCGCTGAACTATGACGAGGCCGGCGTCAACGTCGATCACGCTCAGGCGATGGCGTTCTGGCGCTCGCTCGGCGACGCCGGATCGCGAAAGGTGTTCCGCTCGAGCGAAGATCTCAAGATCGGGCTCATGCTCGTCGACGTGACGCTCGAGCAGTATTCGTTCGCGCTCAACGGGAACACCGTCACGACGACGCCGGCCGCGTCGGGCGTTCCCGGCACGAAGAAGATCGGCCTGTCGCGCGGGTTCACCGTCGACACGCGCGCCGTTCTCCTCCGCGGCCCGTCGCCGGAGATGGAGGACGGCGCGATGCAATACGAATGTCCGCGCGCCGCGCAGACCGGCGAACCGAAGCCGGTTTTCACGAAGGACAAGCCGGCGCAACTCGCGATCGAGTGGACCGCGCTCGTCGATCCCGACGCGTCGGATCCGTCGGAGTACTTCGGGCGGATCGTCGTGCAGACGGACGCCGCGCTCTAGGGTTCCCATGGCGGCGACGTCGACGCTCTCGGTTCCGGAGATCCTCGAGGAGCTCCGCGCCAGGCGCGCTCGCGTCGCCGCTCACAAGCTCACGCTGAAAGAAACTCGCCAGGCTCTAGGCATCGCGGCGGCGGCCGTCGTCGAGCTCGAGGACGAATGTCGCCGGCGCGGAATCGCCATCATCAACCAATCGGAAACCGCAGGCGTAGGTGCAAACCATGGCCGACAAGAACGTTCTCGATCTCACCACTGACACCGATCGGCCCGTCGTCTCGATCGACGGCATCGCGTACCCGCTCCGCACGGCGCGCGATCTCACCTTGCAGGATTTCAAGCACCTCGAGCGGATTTCGATCCGCACGGGGGATCTCATGACGCGAACCCGCACGCTCACGAAAGCGGAGAACCACGAGCTCACCGTTCGGCTCAAGGAAGTCGCGAAGATCGCCGTCGACGCGCCGGCCGCCGTGCTCGCGAAGCTCACCGACGTACAGCGCGTGATGGTGTTCAAGGTTTTCACGGAGCTCTTGACGCCGACGCTGATCCTCGCGGCGAGAGCGATCGGATCGGATCAGATGGCCGTGGCGCTATCGGTTGGGCAGAAGCGATCGCCCGGCTCATTCGCACATACGGCGGGACTTTTGAAACCTGGGCGGCGCGGACGCCGACGGGGATAGTCGTCGAATGCTTGCGAATGATCCCGCGGCTCCAGGCGGAGGAGTCGATCCGCCGCGCGAACGAAATCAGCGTCGGAACGGGCGCGCTCAAAAATCCGCGGGCCGTGTCCGACGAGTGGGAGCGCCAGGCGCGCGGCGACGCGGCGCCGGCGCCGGCGACACCACGTAAGCCGGCTCTGTTCTCCGACGAGGTGCTCGCGCGCCTCCCGGTTCGCCGCGTTCCGACGCGGAAGGGGTAAGCGATGGCAGGCGAAGCGGCCCTCGGGCGCGCCGTCCTCGAGCTCTCGACGGACGGGAAATCTCTCGACACCGGCCTGGCCGACGTACCGAAAAAGGTACAGAAGGTCGGCGAGTCGGTAAAAGGGCTCGGCGGATCGCTCGGCCAGGTGAACGGGCTCCTCGAGACGTTCGGCGTCGGCCTGTCGATCGGCGCCGTCGTCGCGTTCGGGAAGTCGGTCCTCGATCTGGCCGATAACATCGTTAAGGTTTCCGATCGAACCGGCCTCGCGACCGACGACGTTCAGCGGTTGCAATTCATCGCGGAGCAATCCGGCAACTCGATCGACGATCTCGCCGGCTCGATCTCCAAGCTCCAAGTACGGCTCGCCGACGGGAAAGCGAAAGCCGGGATCGAGGCCCTGGGCCTCAACTTCAAAAAGATCCGCGAGGAGTCGCCGTACGACGCTCTGAGCGACGTCGCGGAGGCGATCGGCAAGATCGAGAACCCGACGCTCCGCGCGCAACGCGCCGTCGAGGTGTTCGGCAAAGCCGGAACGGAAATCCTCCCGACGCTCGTCGCCAATTTCAAGCAACTCGGCCAGGAAGCGCCCGTCATGAGCGACGGGACCGTGAAGGCCCTCGACGCCGCCGGCGACGCGATCAACAAATTCGGCGCGACGCTCAAGGTGTGGGCCGCGGAGTCGTACAACTACGCGCGCGGGTTTTTCGACAAGCTCGTCGCCGGCGTCTACGCGATGGTCGGGAAACTGTACGAGAACGCCGCCGGCCTGGCCGCGCTCGCGGCGAAGCTCCCCGGCGCGAGCAAGCTCGGGATCGATCAATCGTTCGTCGCCGGTTTGAAAGAGTCGGCCGTCTGGTACGGCAACGTCGCAAAGGCGATGGAGACGACGACGACGGTCGCCGTCGATCAACGGAAAAAGCTCGGCGCGCTCCCGCCGATCGTGAGCGACGAGGACAAGAAAGCTCTAAAGGAGCAAGCGGAGGCCCTCGACGATATCCGGCGCGCCGCGATCCCGCTCACCGACGCGCAAAAGGCGGCCGCGGTCGCGAACGAGAAACTCGGGATCTCCGCCGGCACGACGGCGAAGGCGTTCAAGATCAGCGAGGCCGCCGTCTCGACGTACCTCGAGGGGATCAAGAACGCCGCCGAAATCGAAAAAATGTGGGCGGAAACCCGCGCCAAATGGGCGGAGGAGACGAGCAAGCTCTCACGGAAAGCGGCCGACGATTTCAAAAAGGATCAGCAGCAGATCGCCGACGCGTCGGCGAAAGTGATCACCGAACGGCTCCGGCAAACGATCGATTTCGAGACGCGGAACGCCGACGCCAAACGCAAGGGCGCCGATCTCGCGATCGCGCAGATCGAGCGGGAGCGGGACGCGACGATCGCGGCCCTCGACGCGGAAAGCGAGATGCGGGGCCCGCTCTACGAGCGCGATCTCGCGGCGATCAAAAAGTTCTACCAGAACCAGATCGATCTCGCGAAAGGAACGGCGTCGACGATCGAGCAGCGGATGCGCGCGCAAGGCGTGGCAACCCGCGAGGATCTCGCACTGTCGGCCGACGCGGCGACTCGCGACTATGAGCAGATGCGCGCGTCGGGCCTCTACAGCACGGAGGAGATCCAGGCCGCGTTCGTGCGGATGCAGGACGCGATCGAACGGTCGCGCGGCTCCGTGGTCAATTGGGGCGCGACGCTCGGCCAGGTCGCGCAAATCCTCGGCTCGGCGTTCGGGAGCTCCGGCGCGATGGGCGCGGCGATCGCCGGCCTGGGCGCGATATCGAAATCGATCGACGCCGCGGCCGCGTCGACAAAGCAGTGGGGCAACTCCGCCGGCGTCGCGGCGCCGCTATTCTCCGACACGGCGACGAAGGGCCAGAAGGCGGCCGCGGCCGTCGCGAGCGGCGCGACGATCGCCGCCGGCGCGATGGACGTGTGGGCCGCGACGAGCGAGAAAACGGGGAAGGCCGTCGGCGCGCTCCACGGCGCCGTGTCGGGCGCGAAAGCCGGCGCCGCGTTCGGGCCCTATGGAGTCGCGATCGGCGCCGTGGCGGGCGCGCTCGTCGGTCTAATCCGGAACCTCAACGCCGGCCGCGACGCCGTCGTGAAGTTCGCCGACTCATTCGACACCGCGGCCGCGGGGAGCGGGTTCGACGAGCTCCACGCGAAGCTCCTCAAGGTCGCCGGCGGCGAGCAGCTATGGATCGATCTCACGCAAAAGGTAGCGAAGGGCGACACCAAAGCGGCCGCGAAAGCGATCGAGGCGATCAACGCCGCCCTCAAGGATCAGGACGATTGGCTGCAACGGCTCCCCGGCGTGCTCGAGAAGTACGGGATCGCCTGGGAGCAAGCCGGCCAGGCCGTCAACCAGGCGCGCCTCGACGAGGTAGCGAAGCAACTGATCCAAGACTTCGCCGATCTCTCGAGGGCCGGCGTCGACGTCGACGTGATCACGACGAAGATGAGCGCGAGCGTGAACGCGTACATTCAGGACGCGATCCGCACTGGCACGGAGATCCCGCCCGCTATGCGGCCGCTCCTCCAGAAAATGATCGATCTCGGCGTGCTCACCGACGCGAACGGCGACAAGATCACCGATCTCGAGGGCAGCGGGATCACGTTCGCGCAAACGATGACGGAGGGATTCCAGTCGGTCGTTTCGGCGATCAAGGAATTGACGCGGGCGCTCGGCGGCGTTCCCGACGCGCTCAACAAGATCCCGAATAGCAAAACGATCGATCTCGAGTTCCGCGGCCGCCGCACCGGCTACGCGCCAGGCGACGAGGAGGGCGGCGATCCGACGGAGGGCGCGGTTCCCATGGCGCGCGGCGGGTTCGGGCGCGTGCTCCGGCCGACGCTGTTCTACTCGCGCGGGGATGAGGACTTCGCATTCAGCGGCGAGGGGAAGGGGTTCGGCCTGGCGGGGATCGCCTCGAGGCCGATCGATATCACCGTCGTGTCGGAGCTCGACGGCCGCACGGTCGCGCGCAATCAGATCCGACACACGCCGAACGAGCTCGCGCGCGTCGGCGTTCGGAGTCGATAGACCATGAGCGACGTTCGCACGATCAGACTCGGGCTCTCCTACAAAACGAACATGGGATCGGCGTGTCTCACGTTCACGGGGCAATCCGTGCACCTGGCGACGTGGGGCCCGGCGATCACCCTCGTGTCGGCGACGATCTCGAGCGGCACGCCGCCGCCTGGCCTGACGCCGTACGTTTGCCCGGGCGGCTCGTCGCAGCTTTACATGATCGGCACGCCGGCGGCGCTCGGCGTCTACACGTATCAAGTCGACGGGCTCCTCGACAACGGCGCGCACCTCCTCATCGATTGCGTTCACACCGTGGCGCTCGTCGGGCCGCCGGCGGGCCCGGGCGGCGCCGGATGTTCGTTCATCACGATCACGCCGAACCCGTCGCCGGATCCGCTCGAGCTACAGCAGGGCGGCGCCTACATCGGAGGCCAGGCGATCCCATTCGCGGCCGCCGGCGGCGTCGGCCCGTACACCTGGGATCTCGCGGAGGGCACGCTCCCGGCCGGCATGGCGTTCTCGAGCGCCGGCGTGCTGAGCGGAACGCCGACGACGCTCGGCGCGACCGTCGTCGAGCTCCGCGCGATCGATGCGAACAATTGCCCGGGCGTGCTCCGGATCACGCTCTCCGTCGTGAACGATCCGATCGTCGTGCTCCCGGTTCCGCCGATCGCGAACGCGCGCCGCGGATGGCTCTACGTCCAGATCTTCACGGCGGAGGGCGGCGACGGGCCGCCGTATACGTTCGACAAAAGCGCCGGCACGCTCCCGCCGGGCCTGGCGCTCTCGAGCCTGGGCGTGCTCGCCGGCCTGCCGACGACGGCGGGTACTTACACGTTCACCGTTCGGGCGACGGATGATCTCGGGCTCACCGGCACGCGCGAATACACGCTGATCGTGAACGGGCTCCGGATCGAGGTCGGCGGCGACGATCGAACGATCGACATTGCGGCCGTCGAGATCGAGCTCACCCTGAACCGCCAGGCGTCGGCGCGCCTCGAGTTCGGCGACGAGGAGATCCCGGGCCGCGGCGTCGACGTATTGATCTACGCGCGCGACGGCGTAACGCCGCTCTTTAGCGGGCTCACGTTCGTACGGCGCGTCGTCGGGATGACGGCGAGCTCGCCGAACAATCGGACGGACGTCGATTGCGTCGACTACTCGATTTATTTCGACGACGCGGATCCGATCACGATCGTCTCGACGGCGACGCAATACCTCGAGGACGTGATCGCGGAGATCGTCGATCAGGCGCTCGACGTCTACGGGATCACCTACGACGCGGCGCCGACGGGGAAAACGGTTCCGCCGATCTCCTGGCAGGCGATCACCGTTCCCGACGCGTTCAAGCGGATCACCGATGCGACGGGCGTCGTGTTCCGCGTGCGGCCGCGGCTCGTGCTCGGCGTGCTCGAGCGGAAGGCGCTCGACGTGTTCGTTCCGCTCGACGACGCGGCGCCCGTCACGATCACCGACGCGGAGATCAACGCGTTCGATCTCACCTGGCAGGATCCGCCGAACCTCCCGCGGAACACGGTCGATCTCCTCTGTGGGCCGACGGGAACGGCGATCGTCACGCAGGATTGGGAGGCCGACGGGTACGCGACGGCATTCGAGGTGGATATCCAGGCCGTGCTCGGCGACTACTGGCCCGGCGCCAGGTCGCACGCGTTCCTGGGCGTGACCGGCAATTTCGCCGCCGGCGATACCGTCACGCTCGGATCCTCCGTCTACACCTGGCGCGCGGCGCTCGTCGGCGACGTCGCCGGCGAGGTGCTCATCGGAGCGGACGGGGATCATAGCCTGGCGAACCTCGTCGCGGCGATCGTCGGCGCCGGCGGCGGCGTCTACGCGCCGTCGACTCCCGTGAACACCTCCGCCGACGCGTATATCCGGTTTCCCGATCAACTCGCGGCGAACGCGCTCACCGTCGGCGTCGCCGGCAACTCGATCGCGCTCGCGACGACGGGGCACGGCCAGTGGTACGGCGAGGGCGGGATCCCGATCACGACGATGCAACTCGGATCGGATCCGTCGGGCGCGGCCGGATGGACGCAGGGATACGTTCTCGAGAACGGATCCGCGGCCGTGCCGATCGGGACCGGCGTCTACACCTGGGACGTCACGGCGGGCCGCGGCACGATCACCGCGGCGACGGCGCCGCCGGCGGGCACGACGCTCGAGCTCAAGTACCTCGCCGTGATGCCGTTCCACGTCAAATACCCGGCGAGCCTCGGGCCCGGCGTCGCGCCGATCACGTTCCGCGAGAACCATCCGGAGATCGATAGTTACGCGACGGGCCTCGAGCTCGCACAACGGATCTACGCGCGCGAGAGCAACGATCGGCGCGAGCTCGAGATCTTCACCGACGTCGACGGGTTCCTGCCAGGTCAGGAGCTCTCGATCGACACGACGTACCGCGGCGGGATCATCGACGAGTTTCTCGTCGCGGCCGTGCGGATCAAGCTCGTAAACGCGGAACTATGGGAGTACTCGATCACCGCGCAAGAGGCCGACGAGTACGCCGGTTCGTTCGTCGAGCAATGGAAGGCGCTCACGTCGGGCGGCGGCGGCGGCGGATCCTCGAGCACGGCGCCGGCGCCCGTCGTGCCTGGCGACGTGTCGGCCGCCGGCGACGTCTACACCGACGGCCGGAACGCGTTCCGCGCCGATCAATCGCTCGGCGGTCACAAGCTCACGTTCGTACACGATCCCGTCGCCGCTCAGGACGCCGCCACGAAGGCATCCGCGGCCGCCGGCGACGCCGCGACGCTCGCGAGCGCGCACACCTACAGCGACGCCGGCGACGTAACCACGCTCGCCGCGGCCGCGGCCGCCGTCGCCGCCGATCACTACATCAAACGGGACGGCTCCGTCGCGTTCACGGGCGATCAATCGCTCGGCGCGCACAAGCTCACGAACGTTACCGATCCGGGCTCCGCTCAGGACGCCGCGACGAAGGCATACGTCGACGCTCAGGTCAGCGGCGGCGGCGGCGGCGTCGGCGATGCCGGATTTTTCGGCGTCGGGCCTGGCGCCTCGACGTACGCCGCGGGCCCGCTCCTCGTGAAACCGACGGGAACGACGCTCACGTTCATCGTCGGGATCGGCAGCATCGGCACCGGCGACGCGCTCGTCGTCGCGAACGTGCAACTAACCGATCTCACGCTCGACGACAATCGCGCCGTCATGAATCGATCGCTCGTCTCATTCGGCGGGCAGCATCTATTCGGCCTCGTGCACATAACCGGACTCACCGCGGGGAAAACCTACGCCGCGTCGCTCACCTACCAGGCGCGCGTCAACGCGGCGGCGTTCGCCGGCGGCCCGGGCCCGGGTCAACCGTTTTTGATCTGCCTGAACCAAGTAACGGAGGTGAAAGCAGCGTCGCTCGAAACGGCGGAGGCGTCGAGCTCCGCCACGTTCGCGGATCTCGCGACGGCGGGCCCGTCGGCGACGATCACGATCGGATCCGACGGCCTCGCCGCCGTGATCGCCGGCGACTCAGAGAACCGCGTGCAGACCGGAACCTCGAGCCTGGGCGTCGTCGTGTCGGGCGCGAACACGCTCGCGGCGGCGACGTTTATCGGGCAGTCGACGAACGGCGCGCAGAATTGCGTCCTGCAGGGCGGGCTCATGCTCGCGCGCCTGGCGTCGGGTTCGACGACGTTCAAGCTCCAGTACGCGAGCGACGGCGGGAGCAACACGCGGTACGCCAGGTGGATCGCCGTGCTCCGTGCAACCTACGGCGGCGCGATCGTCACGTTCGGGATCTCCGCCGTGTCGACGGCGGAGGCCAGGGCGAGCACCGCATACGGCGCGCTCACCACGGCCGATAGCGTGACGCTCACCACGGGTACCTCCGTGCTCGTGCTGTTCTCGTGCAACGTCGGCGGATCCGGCGTGCTCGACGCGTCGGTCGCCGTCGACGTGTCGGGCGCGACGACGATCGCCGCGGCCGATGGAGTATCGAACGCCAAGAACATCTGCTCGACGTCGACGTACCACGTCGGCCGCGGCGTCGTGCTCACCGTCAACGCGGGATCGAACACGTTCGCGCTCCGCTACAAAGCGAGCACGGGAACGGCGACGTTCTCGAATCGGATCCTCGCCGTGATCCGCCTGAACTAGGCGCCGCGGCGTATCATCACTCGAGGGGGAGATCACGCGTGTCGATCGACGAAGCCGCAAAGATCGCGAACATGCTCGGAGGCGTCAGCTTCGCGACGCTCCTCGTGATCATCCTGGCCGGCAACAAGTACCGGATCTGGCGATGGGGCCAGGATCTCGTCGAGCTCGAGGCGCGGCACGCCGCCGAAAAATCGGAGTACACCGAACGCGCGGAGGCGGAGGCGAAACTCCTCAACGAGCAAATCACGTTCTGGCGCGACGTCGCGCTCCGGAACACCGGGATCCTCGAGAGTCAGACGGAACAATTGATGCACGTCGCGACTCAGGTCGGCGTCGTAAATCGAAAGCTACTCGGCGGAAAGTGAGATGCTCCCGCGGCTCGTGCCTGGGTTCGCCTATTACCTCGAGGATATCCCCGCGAAAGTTTGGGACGTCGGGCACCCGAAGTACGGTAAACCGCGTGCACTGGCGGGCCGGTACCTGGGGCCGCCGGCGTTCGCGGGCCGCCGCGAGTGGCATATTTTCGAGATCTACGTGGGCGTCGAGGACGCCGGCGCGATCATCCTCAACCGTCAGGATCTCGAGCAAATGAAGGTCGCGCGATTGGTCGACGATCTATGAAAACGTTTTTTCGGTGGCTCTGTGGGAGGTGTCCGTTGAATTCAATCCGCGACAACGGGGCGGAAGATCGCCGAAAGGTGTCGCCGGCGGGCCGCGCGAAATATGAGGAGTTCTCCCGGGAGCGGGCCGACGTCGAGCGCCGGCTCGAGCTCGTCGACATGCAAACGAAGGTAATCGAGCACGTGACGAACCGACTCACCGAAGGGGTTACACAGTGAAGCTCAAAGCCGCGATCGCCGTCCTCCTCCTCCTGGCGCAAGCGCCGCAGTCACCGACGCCGGCGCAACTCCTCGATCAACTCCAGGCGACGCTCGACAAGCTCCGCGCGTCGCTCACCGCGCCGGCGCCTGGCGCGACTGTCACCGATGCGGCCGCGCTCGGCGCCGCGCTCGCCGCCGGCGGATCGATCACCCTCGCGCCTGGTACCTACGCCGGCAATTTCACGATCAGCAAACCGACGAAGCTCGCCGGCGCCGGCGCGACTCTCACCGCGGCCGACGGGTTCAAGCCGACGCTCACCGTCGCGGCGAACGGCGTCGAGGTTCGCGGGCTCTCTGTTCGCCTGGGGAAACCGGATCGCGATGCGATCGTTGTCGGTTCACTCGAGGCGACGAGCGCCGACGCGCAACCGCACGGCGTGCTATTCGAGGACGTGAACGTCCTCCCGTCGCTCGAGGGCGGCGGGCATCGCGGGTTCGCGCTCCACGGCGCCGACATCACGCTCCGGCGCGTGTCGGTCCTGGGGTTCTATGAAAAGGGCCGCGACTCTCAGGCCGTGTGGATCTGCAACGGGCCCGGGCCCTATGCCGTGCTCGATTCCGTACTCGAGGCGACGGGCGAGAACATCCTGATCGGCGGCGCGACGCCTGGGATCGTCGGCATGAACCCGGCAAACATCACGATCAAGGGGAACACGATCCGCAAGCCGGAGTCGTTCCGCACGCTCGGCACGGTCAAGAATTCCGTCGAGGCGAAGATCGGGATCGGCGTCGTGATCGAGGGCAATACGATCGATGGCAACTGGACCGACGGCCAGGCCGGCTCGACGATCGTGATCACCGTCCGCGGGCAAGGCAATTGCCCATGGTGCACCGTCGACGATGTAACGATCCGCGGGAACACCGTTCGCCGCGCGCCGGATGGGTTCTCCGTGAACGTGCTCGGGCGCGACGACGCCGGGCCGTCGGGTCAACTCCGCAAGCTCACGATCGATCACAATCTTTTCGCCGACGCCGGCGGCGGCGTGCAAGTGATCAACGGCGTCGCCGACGCGCTCACGATCACGAATAACACCTGGCCGAAGATCGCCGGCCGGTTCCTACAATTCAGCGGCGGCCCGCGGACGCCGATCACGTTCTCGCGAAACGTCCTCCGAACCGGCTCGTACGGGATCATGGGCGACGGCTCGACGGGCCCGGGCCTCGCGTCGCTCCTGGCGAACACGGCGATCGTCGAATTCGCCGGCAACGTGATCGAGATGACGCCGGAGCGGACGATCGCGCTCCCGCCGGCGCCCGGCCAGGTGCTCAAGGCGGGCGCGCTCGCGGCGCTCCTCGATCCGACGACGTTCAAGCTCCTCGCCGGCGGCGCCGGGTACTGATGGAGTTCCGCGGCGAGATCGAGACGGCGGCCGCGGCGAAGGGCCTCGAGCTCCCGCTCCTGGCCGCCCTCGTCGAGCAGGAATCGAATTACGACGCGTCGGCGTGGAACCCCGAACCGCGGTACCGCTACTTGTGGAACGTCCGCACGGGGCAACCGTTCCGACGCGTGAGCGATCACGAGCTCGACGCCAGGTTCCCGCCGAAAGATTTCCCCGCGCTCGCCGGCGATCCCGACAACGAATGGTGGGGCCAGATGGCCTCGTGGGGCCTCACTCAGATCATGGGCGCCGTCGCGCGCGAGCTCGGATACCGCGCGAAGTACCTCCCGTCGCTCTGCACTGATCCCGCCGCGAATCTCGCGCTCGGCGCCGCGCACCTGGCCGCCAACATCAAGTGGGCCGCGGGCCTGTATGTCGGGCTCGAGGGCGGGCGCCAGGCGGCCGCTACGCGCGCCGGCCTGGCCGCGTACAATGGCGGCCGCGCCGGCAACTCGCCCGCGGGCCCGCTCCGCAACGTCGCATACGCGGATCAGGTTCTCGAGCGGTACCGGCGGCTCCGCTCAACCCTCTAAGCGAAAGGCGGCCGGATGCCGTTCATAGAACCGGAAAGCGGCGACGTCGAGCACGGCGTCGGCGGCGGGAACGCGTCGATCAACAACCGTGCATTCTCGCCAGGCGGCGCCGGCGGATGGCGTGATCCCGATCGGGCCGTGTTCGCGAACGGCGCCGACGGTTGGATCGTGTCGACGTACGACAAGCGCACCGGCGCGATCGCGCGCGTGGATTTCGGCGGCGGGCTCGTGACGTCGGCGAACACCGCATACGCCGGCGGCGGCGTCGTCGCCGCGTGGCTCGGCGCTCGAGGGCCGGAGCGCGGGCTCTACACGACGACGGGGATCCGGCTCCTCGACGCCGGCCTGCTCGGCGTCGGGCCCGACGGCGCGATCTGCTACAAACCGTCGTACCAATCGAACGGGCCGTCCATCGTCCGCGAGCTCGCCGGCGACGAGTGGGAGATCTCGCCCGGGCACGCCGGCGCGTTACAACTCCTCGGCTCGAGGCGCGCGATCTGGATCGAAGGGTTCGTCGTCCGCGTCGCGAACCTGCCGGCGCCGGCCTACATTACCGACGGCGGGATCTGGAAACCCCAGGCGGCGTTCGCCGGCGGGCAATGGTGGATCTGCTACTACTCCGGCGCGAAGGGGATCGTGCTCCATCCGTTCAAGTCGGCCGCGCGCGCGTTCCCGATCCTCCCCGTCGGCGACGGATGGCACGCGATCGCCGCCGTCGGCGCGAACACGATCCGGATCGCGATCTCGAGGACGGAGGGCGAGGGCGCCGGCGACATATGGGGATACGATCTCGACGTCCTCACGGGCGCCGCGACGCCGCTCCCGTTCTGGCCTGGCGGCGCGCCGCGGACGTTCACGCTCACGCCGATCGAGGAGATCAACCCGCCGGCGCCGACGCCGATCCCGACGTTCCGGTTCACGCATCCGATCAGCGTGTACCCGTTCAAGGCGGCGGGCTCCGGCCGGCCCGATCTCTTTACGCTCGGCACCTACACGGAGAACCCGACGCCGCCGTCGCCGCTCCCGGCCGGCCGGCTCCTCCTGGCGCATGACGGCGAGAGCGACTGGACGATCCCGGCCGGCGTGCTCCGTTCGTACGATCTCGTGCTGTGGGAGCTCTATCGCGTGAAGGGCGAACCGCTCGCGGCGACGTTCGCACGATGGGAGCGGCAATCCCGATCGTACCTGGCGCAATGGCCGCGCGATTGCGGCGTGATCCCGATGTTCTACTGCCAGGGCGGCGCGCCGCCGAACGAGCTCTGGACCGTCGGCGAGGTGCTCGAGGCGCTCGAGCGGATCGACGAGATCGCGAACCTGTCGACGTGGATCAAGATCGTCGCGCCGTTCGCGTACGATCGGGCGAACGGCATCGTCGCGCATCCGGAGCTCCGCCAGGCGTTCGACAACCTCGTCGCCGCGGCCGCGGCCGCCGGCGCCGCGACGCTCACGCCGATCCCGTCCGATCCTCCGATCGATCCTCCGAAACCTCCGAAACCGTTCCGCTCACACGAAAGGAAACTAACCATGGAAATCGACGGCAAGATCGTACGGCTCCGCGGCGCCGGCGGCAAAGTGATCGCGCCCGACGCGCCCGGTACCGGCATTTGGGGAACGCTCGACGGGAAACCGTCGGAGTGGCGCGGCGTGCTCTACGTCGGCCAGGACTCGAGCGCCGCGAAGTATCGCGCTCACAAGCTCCCGTCGAACCGCTACACGTTCACGAACGTCGAGGCCGACGCGCTCGCCGGCGCCGACGCGGGGCAGTACTCCGCGGGCCTCGATAAGCAGGGGTACCACAAACCGACGGGGAACACCGACGCCGGCGAGCTCGAGCAGTGGCGCGTCTACGACGGAAACGAGAACGGCGCGATCGAAGCGCAGGTCGAGCAGACGACGGACGAAAACCACCCGGACGGGCCCGGGCACAAGTTTTTCGGGTTCCCGCTCGCCGTCGAGGTGATTTCGTGAGAACCCATCACAAGATCGGCGGCGGCGGCGGCGGCGGCCCGCGCGCCGGCGTTCCCGCCGCGAACGGCCGCGCGATTCACGACGACGGCGGCGAGTGGTACCCGCTCGGATTGACGTTCATGTGGTCGCTTCAAGGCGCGCGGAACGAACCCGATCGCTACCGCGCGAACCTCGAATGGGCGGCGCGGAAGGGGTTCGACTACAAGCGGCCGCTCTATGAGGTCGCATGGAATCCGCCGCTCGAGATCAACCCGGCGACGTTCCCCGATCACCTGGGCGCGATCGCGCGCGATCTCGATCTCTCGTGGTCGCTCGGACTCCGGAGCGGGATCACGCTCAGCGGCAAGGGCACCGGCTACGATCTCCGGCGCCTGGCGCGCGACGTCGGCGGCGTGATCGTCGACGGCCGCGAGCACAAGGTGCTGATCGTCGAGATGCAGAACGAATACAGCAACGGCGGCGATCCGCTCTCGACGCTCGAGGCGATGGCGCGCGAGATCGATCCGCTGATCCGGAACCTCCTCGCGTTCTCGACGCCGGGCAGCGAGGCGGAGGCGGAGCAACTCCACGCGGCCGCGGCCGCCGCCGGCGTGAAGGTGTTCATCCGCAACACGGAGCGGAACCCGGCCGATCACGGATGGCGCGACGTTCGCCAGGCGAAAGACTTCATCGACGATCGCGGGCTCGTCGGCGCCGATTGGGAGGGCCCGGGCCCGGGCTCGAGCGGATCGGTGCTCACGGATCCGCTCCGCCTGGCAATGAAGCGAGCGGTCGCGATCATTTGCGGCGCGCCGATCTTCACGCTCCACACGGGCACCGGCGTATACGGCGACGGCCGGCCCTCGAGCTCCGGCGCGCCGCGGCCGCCGAATTTTTGGGAGATCGACAACATCGACGCGATCGTCGACGCCGTTCAAGGCATCGCGGCGATCCTGCCGGCCGGCCTCCCGAATTGGCAGTTCGCGAACACGCAATGGCAGGCGCCGAACCCCGTCGCGCCGTTTCAACCGCACAACCATTGGGAGGGCGACACCGGCGACGGAGTAAACAAAGCCTATTCCGCGCTCGCCGGCGACGGCCGCGTGATCCAATTGCCGTGCGGCGTTCGCGGCGTCGTGCGGCTCAAGGCGTCGTACGCGCTCAACGGCGTCACGGTCTACGATCCGATCACCCGGAACCCGCTCCCCGGGTTCACCGATCGGAGCTACGGCGCCGGCGACGTCCTCGAGCTCCCGGGCGGCGGGCTCACGGCCGACGTCGCGTACGTCATTCACGGGCGCCGCTAGGGCCCGCCAGGGGCCGCCAGGACGCGCCGGCGTTCCTGGCGGCCGCTACCGCTCGCCGGCGCCGGCCCGGCCCGCCTGGGCCGCCTGGGGCCCGTGATACCCTCCTCCCATGCTCACCACGCGGATCCGCCTGATCCTGGGGTTCCCGCTGATCCTCCTGGCCGGCCTCGTCGCCGGCGTCGTCGGCGTCCTGGCCGCCCGCCGCGAGGGCGAATGAGGCCGCCCTACTACCAGCAGGACGGGATCACGATCTACCGGGCCGACTGTTTCGAGGTGTTACACGAGCTCGAGGGCGTCGGCGCGTTCGTAACCGACGTGCCGTACTCGAGCGGCGGCGCGTTCCGCGGCGATCGGATGGCGTCGACGCTCAGCAAGTACGCGAGCTCCGATAGCAGTCAGCAGCAGGGGATCGGGTTCACCGGCGACAACCGGGATCAGCGGGCGTTCCTGGCATGGTGCTCGCTCTGGATGGCGGCCGCCTGGCGCGCGTCGATCGAGGGCGCGACGTTCGCGACGTTCATCGACTGGCGGCAACTCCCGACGATCAGCGACGCGATCCAAGCCGGCGGTTGGGTATGGCGCGGCGTCGGCGTGTGGAGTAAGAAGTTCGGCCGGCCGCGCGACGGCGGGTTCTCGAGCGCGTGTGAGTTTCTCCCGTGGGCCTCGAATGGTCCGATCGTTGAAAACGGCAACTATCCTGCCGGCGCATTCGAGTACTCGCCGCCGCCGGTTTCAAAGCGCCATCACCTCGCGGAGAAACCGCTCCCCGTCATGGAATGGGCGATGGCGAACGTTCCCGCCGGCGCGCTCGTCGTCGATCCGTTCATGGGCTCCGGCTCGACGCTCGTCGTCGCGAAGCGCCGCGGGCTCCGCGCGATCGGCGTCGACGTCGACGAGCGCCAGTGTGAGATCGCGGCGCGCCGGCTCTCCCAGGGGATGCTCCCGGGCCTCTCGCTCGAGGAGCTCGAGGAGCTCGAGGACGGCCAGGCGCCGCCGGCCGCCGTCGAGCGGACTCCCGACGTCGGCGCCGGCGTGCAACTCCAGATCCTCGACTGAGGGGCGATCGCGTATCATTCGCTCAGGAGGCACCGAACCGTATGAAGTTCCATCTGGATCGTTTCGTCGAAATCGTCGATCGCCTGGGCCCGGCCGTGCTCGCCGTGGTACCGGGCGGCGACAAGATCGCTCCGTTCGTTCCGAAGATCGTCGCCGGGATCAAGGAAGCGGAAGCGATCAAGGGCGCGAGCGGCGCGGAGAAAAAGCAGCACGTGCTCAACACGATCGGGATCGGCGCCGGCGTCGCGCACGATGCCGGGCTCAAGGGGCTCGATCCCGCGACCGTCACGTCGATCGCGTCGAAGGGGATCGATACCGTGATCGATGCCGTTCACGTCGTGCAGGGCGCGAAGCCGACGAGCGCCGGCCTCGTGAGCTCCTCGAGCTCCTCGCCGGCGGCCGGCACCGCGCCGGGTTCCGTTCCCGGCGTCGACACCGCGCCGCGCTCGAGCGATCTCGGCGGCGGCCGCGCGTCGCACGGGCACGGCTCGAGCGACAACCTCCCGCCCGCGCCGGGTTCCGCCGGCGCGACTGACGGCAACGCGCCGTCGTCTGAGAACACCTAGCACGTTCACGCCTGGCGCCGGCGGGGGAGCTCCTCGCCGGCGCCGTCCTCACGATCGCGCGTTTTCCCGCCTGTTTTACCCTCACTTGACAGCGCGTTAGCGTATCCGCTAACGTATAGCCCATGCAGACAACCGAACGGCCCGCCGGCCCTTGGGATACCAACGTCGACGCCGCCGCGGCGCTCGTCGAGCGGTTCCGGCGCGAGGCGATCGAGAACGCGCGGATCCCGTTCCGCCCGGTTCCCGCCGGCGCCGATCGGATCGACGAAATCAACTCGCGGATCACAGCGCGCATGATGGCGCGGAGGGCAGCATGACCGAATACACGATCCGGCACCGGACGCTCGGCGACGTCGGCGGATTCGAGAGCATGACGGCCGCGACGCTCACGGCGCTCGCGTTCGGCTACGCGCTCGACGATTGGACGATCGAGCTCGTCGAGGTGCTCGCATGAAGGAAATCGATCCGATCGCGCGCCTCCAGGCGTTCGTCGCGAAACACCCGACGCAGGGCGCCGCGGCCGACGCGCTCGAGATCTCCGGCGCCTATCTCTCCGATCTCCTCAAGGGCCGCCGCGAACCGTCGCCGGCGA